CCCACGCCGGCCTAGCGATTTGTGTGTGGTCATCATCTAGTTAACCTCTGATGTTCGAGGCGCCGTTGCACGGACGCGGCCTAACCACCACCATCTCACTGACTATACCATTCTCACAAGGAGGATTGTTAACCCCGCCCCCAGGGTTCCTCCCGTTTTCCGGCTAAGTCACTACACCAGTGGGACAGCCCACGAACAAACACATTTCTATGAACTTGTGGTATAAAATACGGGGTCCATGAGTTCCACCTCGTACTCACAATAAATTCGTCCAGGATACTGAACACCATCAGTGCCGGCCGGATCATAAAACCACAACAACAAACCACTAGATGCATAATTGCGAGGGATAATACCTGCACCAGTAGGATCACTGGTCCCAATATTGACATAATCAATGTTAGGCTTGTATTCGGTATATCTAGCGCAATCGTGCTCAAGTTTCAAGTTGGGGTCCCAGGCCGGACCCTGAATAGCGTTTCGACCAATCTGTGACGCTGTAAACCCAGCTGACAATGTGACGTTATTAGGTCCATCATCAGCATTGGGAAACGACACCAAACAGATTAGCCCCGGTTTGGTATTAGGTATGGTAGGCACATAATAAAACTGCACCTTCTTAAACTTGTAATTGGCGTAACTCTTAGAGATCACGCCCAACCAAGGAAAAGCCGATGGAGCTATATATATGGACCCATAATTTGCAGTGTACGGTCCAGAACCTAACGCTGCAATAACACCACTCGCACCACCACGATAAGCGGTGGAAGACGAGGGATTACCAATACCAGCAAGGAACTCCCTGTTGGATATCACCAAACCGGTAGAGTGGGACCGCATGCGAGGAACCTGCATGCGAACCTCAACTCTATCAGCAACCCCAGGCTTCTTACGAAGCATGGAAGCATTCTTCTTGGACTTGTTTCGTTTAACCATGATTAGTGTCCAATTCGTTATAGGAAAATTTTACAGTTTTGGGGTTGTTAGCGATTATTAAAATTTTGCTATTACAATAGCCGGACCCCCTCAAGTCCTGCTCAATAGCAACCTGCTGGTCAGGCAATATACCAAACGCCAAGTAAAAACTGGCGCGGCAAATGGCCTCATTGACAGGTGGGATGGTGCACTTGTTACTCCCAGTACAGTTGTAAAAGTCACCACTCCTCTCATCAATGAGCCGATCAACCACACGGTCCTGCACTCCTAGCATGCTCTGATATAGTGCGCCCACAACCGGGATATCTCTATTTAGAGCTCCCCCACAAACACCTATAGAACTTCTAAGCTGGTGCAACCCAGCCCAGGGCTTGTCAATATGAATCGTGTCATGCGCCAAAGCTTTATGCACATTGCGAATCATGACATATCCATTTCCGGTGTTTACGGGCCTGCATTGACAGAATTCAACCTGTTCTATCACATATGCAGGTGGTTCAACGTCCATCTCAAATCCATACTGAAGGTGGTGTTCAGGCAGAGTTTGCACCAAGTGCATGTCTCTCCGCTCAACAAACACCCCGCAATCATCACCATCATTAATATACCGGTATTTAATCCCGAGTTCATTCAGGAACTTGTAACACAGCAAACTCATGATGATGACATTACCCAGGGCCGTGTTTGGGTCACCTGACATTCGCACCCCATCCGTGGTGAACTTGACAAACCCCTCCTTCGTACGCCCGTAACCAGTATTGCGGAGTTGCCATGACAACAACTTCTGCAAATACGTGTCACCACGATACGCATTCAAATACACCGTATGTTCGAACTCAAGTGCTTCGCGACTGACATGTTGGTCAAACCGGGATGCATCGAATCCGAGAAATACAGGGTCTGCAAAATCGTGCCAATGACGCGAAATTGTAATTCCTCTCTGAACGGGATTGTCACACTTCAACACGGCATGGTGTCCAAATAGCTTGTCGATCGCCTTATACACGGATTTTTCAATGGGCTTCGTGTATCGTCCAAGCTCATACAGGTACTCAGGTCGCCTGGGTTGTATGAGCCGTGTACATGGATTCTTCTTGGCACTGGCATTGTACAACTCAGCCTTAATAAAAACCCCCGTAAATCCATCGCTGCGCTTGAGTGGCCTTGACTCACACACTTTGGCTGCAGCTTCATAGCGAGCTCGTCTGGCGCCTGCATATTTGGACAAGAATTGCTCCTTATCCATGCGGGAGGCAGCACCACGCACCATAAAGCCAACACGCCGAGCGAGGTTACGGACATTTTTAAAGACCTGAGGGGCAGGTTTAGGACATTCCTTAAACCCACCACTTCCATCCTTCACATAATACAGTCTCTCCATAAGACCACGCCACAAGCAGCCGAGTGAGTTATTATAGCAAATAACGTTTGGCTGCAAACTCAGCATACGCTCATGCACCCACCCGACCAGCTTGCGGGTTTTGATATTCCACGTGGAACGCACCAACTTGGCAAGGTGGTGAGTGAGATTGGAACTTGTCTCACATCCTTGCCCTTCCACGCGGCACCACTAATATGACCCAACTTCGGTCTTACTCACCGGCGGTACGAAAGCCTGGCGGAGGTCGTCCTCAACCTCAGCCCAAGACCTGGTGAAGGCCATGCTCACTGCAGTGGGCATTGCTAATAACATGTCCGACTTACGGACATTCATAGCAGTCCACTGCTCATAAATCCACTTCTCCACCATTATTCGATTCGCCTCAGTCTTTTTGGGCCGCTGATGATGTAACCTAGCCAATTGCCCCCACTTAATGGAAAAAGGCAAATGCTTGTTAGACAAATCAGCGTCAGGCAAGTCAGCCAGGCTAGCTGAATCAAGTCCAGCTATCATGGCTCTAGCCCGTCTGGGTACCATGAGTTCCG